CAGGACAGTTATAAAAATATTTATTAAATCTTAAAATTCCGTTACCGTTTTTAATAGTTTGTAGGGCGAAATCCCTATCCTCTTTTAAATTAAATTCAGGTCTGTAATTCCATTTAATTTTAGATATATTCATTAACACACAAACTTCTGCAAATTTTTTATTAATTGAATAACTTGTTTTTTCAGTCCAAGCTAATTGCCTATAATTTATGCCTACTAATTCAAATGGTAAATCTTTAACTTTATTAAAAATATCTAACCATATACTAGCATCTTTTTTTATATTGCCATTGTCATATATTCCAAAATGGTCTACATCATCATCACAAATTATAACCCAATCATAATTATTTTTACGTGCATAATTTAGCATAAAATTACGAACATATCCTATTCCTTTATCATTTTCTAAAATAGATATTTTATTAGGAACTTGATACTTTTCTATTTCTTGTGGTTCAATAAAATGTCTTACCTCAATTCCAACAAGTTGGAATAATTTATAAGTTTTTGTGTTTAACCTACCTTTTGTTGGTATAAAACAAATCATAATAAATCCTTTTCATATTTTAATTTCTCAACTAATAAAGCACCTACATAAACTTTTTTATCTCTAAAAAATTTAACTAATTGTTGAGCATCTTCATAATGTTCAGCTTCGAACTCAATTTGTATAGCTTTTTTAACTCCGTTTGTCATATCCTCTAATTGGTCGGAAATATCATCATCGTCTAATATTGAATAATCTACATCGGTATCAAAAGTAGGCACGTCTAACCCCCATTCTTCTAACATATCAACATCCCATTCATTTAATAAATCCCAATCCCATTCACCGCCTGAAACATTATCTTTTATTAGAAACTCCTTTTGTTGCTCTTCAGTTAAATCGGTTACAATAACGGGTATTTCTTTTAAACCTGCTTCTTTACAAGCCTTGTATCTCATATTACCTCCTAAAATAATCATATCCTGATTAACAACAATAGGTCTAATATCTAACATTTCGGGAAAGTCTTTTATAGACTGAACTAATTTTGTAAACTTATCATCCTTAATTATTCTAGGATTGTTTGGATTAAGTTTTATTTCGTTTATTTTTAAATATTTCATAAAATAAGTGTCATTTGTTTATTAAACATTGCATCTACAACTGTACTACAACCGTATCTTTTAACTGCTAGATCAATAAAGTAAGGTTCTTTTCTCACTCTATAATTTGACTTAACTATAGGCAAAGGATCTATTAAAATACCATCTACAAATGTAGCTTTGATATTTCTCAATTTACAGTATTCCTCTAATTTCTCTAGTTGTAACATATCCGTTCATAAAGATAATAATATTTCTCACATCTTATATTTTCGTAGACTATTATTTCAATCCATTCAAATAGTTCTTTTGTCATAATTCAAACGGATAATCTTCTCCAGTAATTACAAAAATTAAGTTCTGTAATTGGTGAACATATTTAAATTCTTGACCTACTAAATAATTTATTTCTTCAGTTGGTAAATAATGAATGCCATGTTTAAAAATACCTAAACATATAAATCCATTCCACCATTCAATCCCATCACTTATAAAACCTAATTTAATTAACCATTCATCAGTTAATAATATTGGTTTAATTTTTTCACTATTTATTGTATAACATCCGTGACATTTTTCATTTTTGTTTTTTCTTAATCTTACTGTATTATCTGAATGAATAGATGATATTTCTTGAATTTCATTTTCAAATAATACTAAATTTCCAATTCTTAATTCGTTTGCTTTCATTTTTTAGTTTTAAAAGTACTATAATTGTTTACAATGTAGATAACAAACTCTCGCATAAATACACTATCTTTTTCACTCTTGTACCATTCAATTGCAACCTTATGAAGGTCTGATAAAGTACCGTGTTTTGTAATTATATTCCTACGGTTTGGTAAATCGAGTATGGGCTGTATTAACATAGTTATAATTTTGTAATGTTTAGTATTTTAGAACGTTTAGGAATATTTACTCCAATATTTGAAAGTTCTCCGTTTTTTAATATCTTTTTGAAATAATAATAATAACCTAAATATCCATCTTTTCGATTACCGATATAGTAAATATAACAATCTTTATTTTCGTAACCGTAATAATCAGAATACCATCTAACAGAAACTTTATCACCAACTTTAAATTTGCATCTTTGAACTCGTTTATTTTGTAGTTCTTCAATACTTTTGTAGAAGTTGTATTTTAATTGTTTTTCTAATATGTCAATATCAGTTAACATAGTTCTTTATTTTCGTTTAAATATAAATCAATTAGAAATTTAGTTTTTTCTAAATCTTCTTTAAAGTTACCTTTTTTTCTGCATCTAATAATACGTTTTATCAAATCGAACTCGTATGAATTAAGATTTTGTTGTTCAGCAAACTGATATAAACTACCTTTTGAATTATCGTAATGTAATGGCTCTTCTTTAGGCTCTACATTGTGGTCGGATATATAAAATGAACTTGTTGACCAGTAATCTACTTTACCAATATGATTATACTCATCACCAACTAAAACTTGACCTTTAATAATATTGTCATCTTTATAAGTCACTTGAATAACTAAGTCACTTATCTTATGTTCTGCTATTATATTTTTCATCTAAATAAAATTGAATTAATTCCTCAACTGTTTTTTCTTGATGGTTTTCACCATTTTTCATATACCACACAAAGAACTGAATTAAAATATTTTTCATCTTTGTTCTAAGTATATCTTAATCATATGTTCGATTGACTTATCTATATGTTTTTCTCCGTTGGTTCTGAACCACATAAAGAAATCTAGTAATTCTTTTTCCATTATTCCTTGATAAAATTTCCGTTAATTGTTTTTCCCTTCCTATCTTTTATCTCGTTATAAGCACTTTCAAGACACTTATCAAAATCAAAGCCTAATTGATTAGCTAAAATGATTAAAACTATTGCACAATCTCCAATACTATCTATCTGAAGGTAAGGATCTTTGTTCAGAATTGATAATAAAAGTTCATTACTTTCTTCTTGTAGCTTACTATATTGTTTT